ACAAAAGTGTAGCACAACACTACAAGCGAGAAGCATTTAAGAAATCAGGATTGTCTAAAGATGTTGAGTCCTGGACTAATGATGACATGAGTGCGTTCTTAGACCTGTTTGAAAAAGAGGTAGCAGCTGACAAACCAGATACAGACATGATTGAGGATGTTTTTGGAGAGGTTAAAGACCTTACACGAAACTGTCCTGAGTGTAACAAATCTGAATACATTGAGGACAACAGAGAGAAGAAGCAAACAGACCCTAAGTTTGCGAACATACCTAGTTGGACTTGCAGTAACTACAAGGAAAAAGATGGTTGTGGTTGGAAAGCATGGGGAGATACTGACTGTCCAACAGAATGGCTTTAGAACAAGCAGATTTCAGTGGTATAGAGAGATTAAAGAAAAAGTTACAAGCAAAGTATCCTAATCATAATTTTGATATACCACCTGAACCACATACAGAACATAAATCTTATTTATGCAAAGATAATAAGATATTTTATACAGACAAAGAGGGTAATGTTTTTTGCGGAGGTAGATACAAAGAAGCAGATGCAAGAAACCCTTTTATATGGACATGGCGTGAGTGTCATGCCTTAGTACAAAAAGCAAAACAGGAGGATGAACAAGATGAACTACCTTTCTAACATACTATTTTATTTAAAGAACTTTATCTTTAAGAATAGTTATACGCCTAAAGAATTTAGGAGGTTTATATGCTTCATGTGTTATGAACCACACCTATTTCCACTTACAAGCAAAGACTACATGGCATGTAACGAATGCCTGGATACATTAAAGGAGGAATAAAATGCCGACATACGAAGATTCATACAGTAAAAGAAATTCAGGCGAGGACATGGCGGATATTGCTATGCAAAAGTATCTCAAAGAAAATGATTGTATTGAGTACAAAGACTATTTAAGAATAGGAACTGACCCTAAAGAAAATACTTTAGACCTGTTTTGGTATGCAACTAAGGTGTTACTAATACCAGACTACATCCTGGTTCGTAAAGGTTATATCTTTTTTATAGAAGTTAAAGGTACAAACAAACTCAAAGAAGAAGATTACTTTAAGATTCAAGAGATGGCGTTTAAAGGTGCGAGATTCAAAGAAGTTAAAGTAGGTATAATGTATTTTAAATCACCTGATGCTGAACCAGTATGGGTTGACCATCTTAAATTAAGAGATTATTGGTTAGACCATACAATACCAATTAAGTATTATCCTGAAAATGATTTCATGGGTAATAAAAAACCATATAAAGAATTACCTTTATAGAGGGAAGTAGTTATCCCATCCTTTATCACTAATTGTGAAAGTGAGGACACCTGGGTGCGACCAAAGTCCAGTTTGTGCAGTAAAGTCTATGCTCTTATCTATTGATGGTGCTTGAAACCAAGTCCTATCACCTTGTTGCTTCATTCTCAAATGATGATAATGTGCAGTTACTAGAATCTCACTATCTCCACTAGGCAAGAATCCAAACATCTGACCCTTCCACCATGCTTCAATCTTAGCTTCAGGGTTGCCGCCACGACCACCGCTCATGTGTCCATGAGTAAAGCTACAAGACTTACCCTTAATCATAAGTGTTTGATGAAATCCCTCAGGTATATTTACTTCTACTTTCCCATACCTCTCAGGATTAGCAGACATAATTTCCTGGCATATTTGCAAGTGCATAGTATCCGAGTTATCTAATCTTGATGTAGCAACTTGACCTTTACTGGTCCTGGACATCTCACCATGATTACCTGGAACACCTGCAAGAACTAGCTTCGGTGCGTGTGGTAAGAATGTGTCAATCGTTTTCATAATCATTGACCTAGCCAATGCGTATTGCTCAATCAATGACAAAGTAACATTGTGTGGTTGGCTCTCAAAGAAAAAAGGCGTACAGTTTTCGGTAAGGTCACCTAAACCTACCATATAGATTTCATCTATCTGTACTCCGAGTTTACGCAGGTCTTTAATCCTGTTTACTCCATCTTGTAATGCTGTATCGTATCTCTTGATAGTGTTCTCAACTCCATAATCTTTTTTTCCAAGTTGCCAGTCACTCATAAACCACATAAAAGCGGTATTACCTGCATTGTATTTCTTCTTTATAGGTGGTTTTCTTTTAGCTTGTTTGAATAATTCTTGAAAATACCTGTCATGTCCAGGCTTCTTTTTTCTTACAATGCCTTTAAACGCATAAAAAGTTTCAACTGTTCCACCTTTTAGCTGTGTATTCCAAGATGATGCTCTTACACTACCTTCAATTTCGTAGTGTTCTGGGTCAAATCCCCATTCTTTTAATATAGAATCGAATTTATTTCTGTAATTTGGGTCTGTTCCTACATGAGTAATCTCACCTAGACCAGTCTGTTCATTGACCTCTAGTCCTGGTTGCCACCCAGTCTTGTAGAAATTATTTCCCCATTCTTGTGGTATGTTAGGCACTATACCTCCTTTGCCCTGTCAACTTTATTATACAGGACAAAGAAGATTAGTAGGTTATTTAGATACTTTTTGCGTACTAGAACCACCAATTTGTTTTTTGGCGTAAGCCTTTATGACAGCAAGAGCGGCAGCTCCTCCTGATAAAGCAGCTAATTGGACTGTTTCCGCTTCAATTCCTACTAAAGGTGCGATAGTTAACGCTCCAATAAAGGCTTCTACGAATGTCCAAGTAACTCGTTCTAGCATATCTTTAAGTTCTTCACTCATTGTATACTCCCATGCTTCGTTCCAAGGAGTCCACCCCACATCCTTCTTGAATGTCCCATCAGATTTTCTTTTTCTTTTGCTTTGTGCAAACATTAACTTATTACTCTTCCTTTAATTTTTGCATTCAATGCTATGACACCACCATTAATCTCTTGTAATTTTTCATATACACTATCAGCAAGTATCATGTGGTCTTTAGCTTTATTATCTTCAGGCTTCTCATCTAGTAACTTACCTATATTTAAGTATTCTATGGTTACTTTTTTACCCATAAGCAACTGACCTGCTACTTGTCTGTACATTTTTTGATACGCTGTTGCACTGTGTCCTATAAAACCTGATTCACTTATTTCTAAATCTTGTTGAGTTTCTCCGACAATAAGACACCCTGAGGTATGCTCATCAGTGTTTCCAGTGTGTATCAATATGTAAGTAAAGTTAGGAACATCTTGTATGTGCAACATACCATAGTGAGCATTCTTATATCTCTCTGTATACTTGGCGTGAAATCCACCTGTTTTTCTAAAATTAATGTCGTATGTGCCTTCTGGTATGCAAGTTTCGTGCATTACTTTTACTGCTTGATACTGGTCCTCTAATGTAAAGCACTCAAAGACACCATCAATAAACAACATTCCATTAGTCGCATCCTTGCCGAACTGCGTTCTAAGAACTTGTAACTTCATAATTATTCCTTTCTAAAACTGATGGTCAACAACCATACAGCTAATGTAATTATAGTAGCTAACCCTGTCACTTGCTGTGCAGAACCAGTCAATGTAAGCGTAGCAATAACTAAACCAACCAAAGTCCAACTAAGGTTCAATGTTTCTTTAATTGCTTCTACTAACCATGACCATAACTTTTTAATCATTAACTTCTCCTAAATATAAAAGCTGCCATACTAGCTATTCTAGTCAAAATAACTGGCACTACAACCTCTTGCGCTTTTTCTCTTTGGTCTTGTGTCATGTCATCACCTATGTTTGATAGTGTGACATCTTCAAAATCTAAATCAATGAATGTTTCAATGGGATTCTCTAAGAAAGATTCGTAGTTTACTTCTGTTACAACATCAGCAAGTGTGTAGTTCTCTACATCTGCGTTCTCCACAGCTCTCTCTACATATTCTTCTACAGCTTCTGCTATAACTTCATCATCTTTTACTGCTTCAGCTATTATCTTTACATCTTCTGCTTCTACTTGTAGTACTTCAGCTACAACTTCTACCTGTTCTTCAGTAAGCTCCTCAACATCTGCAATAGCTTCCTCAACAACAGCTTGTACTATCTCTTGTACTTCTTCTGTAGCTTGGTCCAGGTTCTGTACACCAATATCATTTACTTGTTC